ATAGGATTTGGTGCAGATATATATGAGATATATAGACGTATGGGTGCTATAAAGGATACAGATAAATATGCTAATTTAGAAAAATATTTATCAACGGGAGTATCTATGACCATAGCTTCTGCTTGGGCAAATATAGCTGACAAAGCAATGTTAACAGGTATAGCTCAACTATCAAAAGACATAGAGCAATTTGCTAAAGCCGCAGAGGGTGGAACTAACACGTATGAATATGCATTAGATAAATTCTCACAACAAGCAGCTCGTGCAGTAACACCTAACGCTCTTAGGTCATATGGTAGAACTAGTGATCCTTTTATTAGAGACACTTACACTGCCTTAGATGTTATAAAAGATGCCATACCTTTTCTAAGACGTGACTTACCTATCAGACATGATATGTTTGGTAGATTAATGTATTTAGAACAGTATGAAGATAGAGGATTAGTTAGCGATATCTTAGAGGTTGTAGGAAGTATAACTAGAGAATACTCCATAAAAGATGATCCCTTTGCAAAAGAATTAGTTAAAATGGAATATGCTCATAGTAGACCCTCTAGAAAAATGTCTGTTCAAGGCTTTGATGGCACTAGAGTTGAATTAAGTTTAGAACAATATGCTATGTTAGAGGGATATACTGGTGCTCAGTTTCATCAATACGGATTAGAGTTAATACAAACAGAGGCTTATAAAAAAGCTTTACCATATGAAAAAAAGAAAATGATTTCTGATGTAAAAAAAGCAGCAAGTGCTTACGGTAAAGCAATGGTTTTAGACTCTCATGGAGTTGAGTTATTTAAAAAAGCTAAACTAAATTATTTTGAGAGGAGAAGAGAAACACCTTATTGGGAATACTTACCTGAACATATGTCAAAGACATACAAGAATCAGCAACCACTGCCAAAGAATATAGGTAAAGATAATTAAGTAGATATATGTCTAAGAATACCCATAGCTAATGCGGCACAAGCTACCCCATTAACCATCAGTAATGCTCTATCATGCCAGAGATAAGCCATAGCTGATAACAACCCAGTGCCTATGAATGAAGAGCAGAGGTCAAACAAGGGGAAAACTCCTACTGCTCTACATACTATCCCTGACATGATGAACATTGAACCTGTCCATTTAAGATACCAAGACAGATCATGTGTTGGAGTTATTTTTTGCATTTAACTCCTTTAACTTTTTTAATGTAACTTCAGCGATTGTTTCTATTCGCTTCAAGTTCTCTATAATTTCTTCTAGTCGTTTAGGAAAAGTTTTATTGTGCTTTTCCATATACTTTTTAGCTTCCTCTTCCAGCCTCATCCTTTTTTACTTTCTCCAACTGCTTAAAGTAAGCGTGGTTAAAACCTCTTTGCCATTCTCTGTACTGCATAGAGTTTAGATGATATGGACTCTCTGTCGCTATGACTTTGTGTCCTTTCACATTCTTTATATACTGCTTACCTTTGAAAGCATTGACACCTCTATCAAACTGTATGCGTAGAGGTGCATCATACTTACTTAGATTTGGATTTCTTTTCTTCTTCTTGGACATTTGGCTTTCTCTCAAGGTACTTTAGTATCATTGCTAGTCTATCATCATATTTACCAATGTTTGCTACTTCTTTATCCATAGCCTCAATGATATCAGAATGCTCACCAATACCAGTAGACCTACTCAAGTATATCTCAACATTAGCAATATGTTTATTTATAAGTCCTACATAATAAGATTTTAAAGCTGATAATAACATCTCTCTCATATCTATCTCCCTTCAATATCTACAATTTCACAAGAGCCTGCAACACAAGCTAAATCTTTAGTTCCTGTAGTCGTATCTTCTTTCTCAAACTCTTGAAGCTTACTCCAATCTATAGCAGATGGCATTTTCTTTGTCAACTCAATGTACTCATCTTCTTCAATATCTTGATAGGGTGCTTGTGCATAAGTATGATCACTGAAAGGTAAGAAAGATATTCCAGACACCTCATCAAAGTTTCTATACACCCAAGCTCCCACATCCATCCACTCATGTTCCTTAACAGATATTGTGACAGAAGGTTTATGTTCACACCAATGCCTTTGAAACAGTAGCCAATAATCTAGTTGCTCTATGGCAGTCATCTGCGTTCTAGTAATAGCACCTGTCGGTGACTTCATAGGAAAACTAAATACAGATACACTATCAGGCTTCATAACATCAGGCTCTATGGGTATGCCTGCCTCTTTCATAAACTGTGTTAGTGGATCTTTATTGTCACCACGTACAGTTCTAATGTAAAAAGGATTGTGTCTTGCGTGTATACCACTTGCACTGTCAACTAATTGAGATACTGTGCCACTAGGCTTTATACAAGTAATAGCAGTTGACTGTGGGATTCCTAAGTCTTTAGATACCTTCTTGTTAGTGTCTATAGCCACTTGCTTTAGTTCCTCTAGAACATCTGCCAACTCATAGTAATTATTATTTAATATAGGACAATCAAGAATACCTGTTAGTGAGACTCCTAGTAATCTTTCTTCCTCTGTATTATCTTTCCAAACTTTACGTAAGTATTTAAAATCAGTCAGTGTAGATTGAAATGTACCCAAGATTGTAGCCATACGAACTTTATCTTTTAGAGATTCTAAATTATCTGTTTCTCGTGCAACAACCTCTGTGAGGTTACAGAACTGATATGGTCTAAGAATAATCTCACTACAAGGATTACAACCAAAGTAATAGTTGTCATCTCTTCTACCATTCTCACTTGCTTTTACTTTAGCAGATTGACGATTAAATATACCACGTTCTCCTGACTTAGATTCATACAAAGCAGTCCACTCTCTCATGAATGTACCCATCTCAGGTTTGCCTTTGAATGCTACAGAGTTATTAGCTAGTGCTCTCTGTCCTTCATTCTCCCACCATTGACCTGACTTAGCATGACGCATTTGATCATCGCCTAAGTTAGACAGAGAGATGAGGGCAGAACGTCTTACACCACCAACTACTACAACCTCTCCTATCTTGCACATGATGTCATGGCACTCAATAGGGTATAGTCTTCTACCCTTTGCGGCCTTGAACTTCTCAATACAAAACTTAAATAAATCTTCAAGAGGAGCAGGACCTGATGCTCTACCACCAAATGTTTTTAGTCTAGCACCTGCAGGTCTAATCTGCGAGACATCCCATTTAGGTATCTGCCCTACGTATAACATAGCGATCATCTCTCTCAAGGCTTTTGCCCATCCTGGTCTGCTATCTGCGACAGTTATAACTGTAGTGCTATCTTCAAAGTGTTCATTGACTATGGGTAGTTTATCTACATTTTCTCTCTCAACAGAGAAGCCTACCCCAGTACCACACATAAGTATATACATACACTCATCAAAAGAGCGAGGACTATCTACAGGTATGTAACTACAGTTGTAACCTGCAACATGACATCTATCTAAAGCTACACCAGCAGTCATTAATGCTCTCATACTAGGCATGACACCCAAGGACACGATAGCATTGTTTAGTTTTTCTTTTAAAGCTTTAGTCAAATTATAGCCATGCTTTTTGTTAAGGTGGTTTTCCATATAATCAGAGTATCTATCCACAGTTTCCAACCATGTCTCTCTTCTCTGTTCGTCATCTTTCCATCTTGCATAACGAGACAATGCAATAAAATTTTGATAATCTGTGGGTAAATAATTATTCATCTGTCACTCCTAATAACTTTCAAACTTTTTACTTTCAAGCCTTCCATGTCGTGAAACACATCTTGTAAGTAATCTTCTACTTCAATCTCAACCTTGCCATCTGCAGGTACTGGGTATTCTTCTTCGTCTACAATAATAGTACACAAAACTTTAAGTTGTATCATCTTCCTCAACGTTGTCTATAAGCTCACTGAGATACCACTTTGCTTTTTTTAGATCTTCTACACCATTTTTATATAGGTATCTCCAAAGATATTTCATAATGTTTCCTTGTAAATAAAATTTAAATCCATCACCAGTCATAGCCTTGATAGCTTCAATGCACTCTATACCACTCTTGTTATAATGGGGTGGACTATTTACCATATCTTGTTCTTCTACTTGTTTAGCTCTCATCTTCATGTACTCCAAATGTCTCAATGTGTTACTCTTTGCTTGTAAAATCAACTCTTATGACATTACCATCAGTTTTAACATCTTTCAAAGACTTTTTAATTTCATCTCTAGGTAAATACATATCTGCTTGTTCTTCCAACATCTCTTTATATCTAGGATTAGTATCCATTAATGACAATGAGGCCGCAGTATATCTTACGTAATCCATGATAGCTAAAAAGTCTTCTCTATCTAGTTGATTATCATGCTGAGTAATTATATTTACGTGAAAGTCACCAATCCATCTATTTTCATCATCCACTTTTGGACTCACTACTAAGAAAAAATCATCTCTTCCTGGTGGTTTCCCTTGTCTATCTTTCATATGTATTCTCCCTATTTTAGTTTAGCTTTTGGATATTTAATAAATTTTGGATGCTTGTTTTTGCCTTTTTCTTTTAGCCAATCTTCAGGTATGATTCTATCATAATATCTAAATCCATATCTATTACACCATTGACCATAAGATGTTTTAGCACCTTTTCTTAATTTAGAATTACTATTCGTGAATACAAATCTAATATCTAAATTAGGATGTTGTTTCTGTATAGCTAAATGCTTTCGTCTATCTGTCGCTAAGAATCTACCTTTAGTTTCTATTATGATTCCATTTTTTAGTATAAAGTCAGGGGTATAGGTTCTGTAAGCTAGGTCTTCCCATTCTATCTTAATACTCTCATAGTCATATTTATATCTAATGGTATCAAGAGCCATAGAGATTTTTAATTCTAACCCACTCCTATACCCATGCTTTATTGCATCTCTGCGTATCTTATGTGGAGACACTAGAGTAACCTTCTCCACCCTGTAAAAGGATTGAACTCGTATGAGTCATGAGAATATGAAACACCAAGAGCTTTCATCTCTTCTTTAACAGCTTCATCTGCTAACTTCTTAGCTTCCATAGCTTCTCTCAAACCCTTAGTTCTCATATCACGAAGAGTTTTCTTAGCTTCAGCTAACTCTTTTTCCATAGTCTCAATATCCTTTTGCAAGTCTTCTATCTTTTTAGAATCAGTCATTATTTTAAACTCCATATTTTTTTAGCTTTCTCTTTCATATCACTAGACCACATCCAAGAGTCATAGTTAGGATACATAAGAGATGCTAACTCATGTTTATCATCACTGATAGACAAAAACTTCTGTATGCTAAAAGCTACTTTCTTTAGTTGCTTCTTGTATGCAGACAGATTCTTTAACGGAAACTTTTTGTAGTCTTTTGGACTAGCAAAGAACAGTTCCACTTTCTTTTTAGGATATGCCATAGAATATAAAGCCATCTGTCTATGTTGTGCTTCAGTTGGCTTTGAAGGCATCCTACTTGTTGTCTTGAGATCTACTATAGTATCTTTAAATCTGAAGTCAATATACCCCATTATTGGCACAGGTAAATCTTCAACTTCTACTTCAACTTTCTCTTGGTAATCCTCAAGAGATTCATAGTCAAAGTTTTTATCTATTATATTACCATAGTCTTTCAAGACTTTCTTTTCTTTGATTGTTTTTACATCCCCTAAATCAATATTAGATTCTGCACATAGTGACATAAATTTAAAATCTAAAAGATCAAAGTCAAAAAAACCTTTTTCATATTTGTTAGATAGTGCAAACTCTTCAGCTATACCTCGCATAGCACCAGCACCACCTTGTGATTTAGCATCAAACAAATATCTAGCTACCCACATGGGAGTATCAGTGATATATGTATTGATGCTACTAGGGGATAGGTAATTAATGTTGTGAACTTTGAAGGGGTTATTACTTCTCGGCATCATCATCAACTTCAATAAACTCGTCAACAACTTTCATGTCTTCTTCAGATACTTTGTTGCGAGTTTTTTCATCCCACGAAGTTGATACATATTCATTAAAATTTTCTATCCAAGAAATAAAATTACCAAAAATTTCTTGATCTTTTTCACTAACAGTTAACACTTGATCATAATTTATATTGAGTTTAGGAACAAAAAAGCTTCCTTTAGGAGATTTCATTTCATTAGTAGTCAATGAAATTTTATGTTGTACTGGTAGTCTTTTCATACCTGACAATGTTTTGAATGTTTCTCCAACTATCTTGAAAGCAGTAGCACTAGTAATCTCCCATATAAAAGGAACATCTTTAAACTCTCTATCAGAATCTGTGCCATCACTATTTATAACTTTATTAAAAGTCACAGTGCCAAAAACAGATCTCATTCTAGCAATAGCAGTTATTTGTTTTTGTACATCTTCGGGTAAACTCTTGAAGTCTTTAATATAACCAGCAGGTCTACCACAATTAAATGAACCATTTGTGTCTTTTAAATCTATGTTTAGATTATCTGCCATCATGCTTTTTATAAAAAAACCTTTATCACCATCCTTCTGCCATTTTTTTAAAGAGAATCTTTGCATAAATGGTCTTATGACAACACCCTCTCCATAGAAATGTGCTTTATCTTCGTCAGGTAATTCAAGAAAAAATGAACCAGCAGGAACTCTTTCTGCTTTTAAAATTTTACCTTGAGCATTTTTTTCTTCCCCCATGATAGGTAAAGATGAAACTTTTAGCCTAGCTAGATTACTTGATGGCTTATTACTCTCTTGCTCTAGACCCATAGCTTTTGCCATAGCCGAGTAGTTATCTGTATTAATACTTACAACATTATTCATATCATAATTCTCCTTTTAAAAGTTCTATAGTTTTATCATACAACATCTTTAGTGTCAAGCCAATTATCCCCTAACTTTATATCTAATTTTAGTGGAACATTAAACTCTATTTTGAATTGCATTTGAATTAATTCTTTCAAAATACTATTTACAGTTCTCATAATAGATAATACTTGTTGTTCCTCTGATGGATGAACATCAATTACTATACTATCATGCACACTATTGACTATACATGATTGTAAATTTTTTAGTTTGTCCTCAATATCCAACAAGACACAAGGCACTATATCAGCAGTAGCAAATGACTGCACTGGATAATTTTTTACTTGTGTAAAGTGTGATATTTTACCACTTGAGTATCTCTGAACATCGGGAAACTCAAACTCTCTACCACTAGGTGTAGTTATCACACCATGATTTAAAACTTCTTTAGCCAATCGGGAGTGCCATAGCTCAATCTCTTTGTACTTTTTCGTGAAGTGTTTATAATATGTAGCTTGAGCAGGCGATCTCCCAAATCCTGTCGCTCCGTACAAGGGTGCAAACGTGTGTGCTTTCGCTTCTTGCCTAGAAGTTTTCTCCCCAGCATCAGTAATAACACTAGCAGTATAACTATGCACATCAAATCCATCTTCAATCTCCTTCATTGCAGTTTTATCTTGTGATAGAAAAGCAGCAGTTCTAAACTCTAACTGAGCAAAGTCTGCTTCCAATATCTTACCACCTTCCCATCTTGATACAAACACTCGCTTGACAGGGAACGTGCCACCTCTAGGCATATTCTGCATATTAGGATCAGCACCACTGAATCTGCCTGTAGAGGTTCTGTGTTGCAGTAATCTAACATGAAGCTTACCATCAGGCTTAGTGTGTGTCTGTATGCCTTCTACAAAGGAAGACAAGTAAGTATCTAGTGCAGATAGTCTTTGTATATCTTCTAGAAACTTGTGAGCAGTATCCATGCCCTTTGACTTCGCAGTGTTCTGTAGAATAGCTAAATTGTTTTTGTTAACACTAAATCCATGAGCACTTACCCAACTAGGATTGGGTGCAGTAAACTTGAGTCCAGCAACTCTATCAGTAGGAATGAAAAGATAACCGTGTCCACCACAGTTAGTACACTTGGTAGCATTAACATATGGAGTGCCATCTTTCTTTGTTTTTCTTATAGTGCCAACTCCCTTGCAAACTGTGCATTGCTCTGCTCGTGTTTTGTATAAGATGTCCGTATGTTGCTTGACAGTCTGTCTATACTCCTGGTCTTTCATACCTCTAGTAAAGTGGTTTGTCCACATAGCTTTGTCTTTAGGTTTTCTACTATAGATGATTGAGGACATCTGTTCAGGACTGTTGAGATTGATTGGAGTATCTCCCATGAGTTCTCTTACTTGTTCCTTTAGTCTTTCTTCTATGTCAGACTTCTCTTTGTTAAACTCATCTCGCACCTTGTTAAGTGCTTCTTGGTCTACTTGAAAGCCTCTCTTGTATATCTTAGCAAGGCAGAAACATACACGATTGGTAAACACTACGACTTCTAATAGTCCACTGTCTTCTCTACTGTTTAGTCTTTTGAACTGAGCATTGGACAGTTGTTGTGTTGCGTGTAGATCTGCTGATAGATACTGTGATAGTTCATCTCTTGGTATCTCGTCTGTAGCATAACCCTTGGCAAAGTATTGCTTGAGAGTATCCTCTTTCTTAGTCTCTAGGTCATACCTTTCAGCACAATCTTTTAGATGAAGTGGTTGCTTAAGACCTCTCTGTAGCACATACTCTGCTAACATTGTGTCAAAGACAGGTCCTTCGTACTGAAAGCCACACTCCCACAACCACATCAAGTCATACGCAATGTTGTGACCTATAAGTATGGTTGCTTGATCAAGTAACTCTTGCACACCTGCGAACGCACCGACAAACTCATTCTCGTCTGTGTCCATACTGTATAGATACTCTTTGCCTGTATCTGTTAGGCAACCTACCATGACTAATTTGTTAGTAGGCTCAAAAGGATCAAGATGCATCTTATCATCTCGTTTGGTTACTGTATTCTCTACGTCAATCGTTAGTTTCATCTAACTTCTCCCTATGTTTTGTTAAATATGTAACTGCTTTCTTTAAAATAGTCAAACTATCCGAGAATCCACCAAGTCCAGTATTACACTTGTGACATATCCATCCACGAAATGTATTCGTATCATGGCAGTGATCAAGAACCCATGACTTCAATCTTATTTGTCCAAACTTACTTAACTCGTCTAAAGTTCTATTACATATAGCACAAGAATAGTCCTGATTAGGATACTCGTTTTCTGATCTTAGTTTTTGTATTACTTGTCTATGTCCTCTTCTACAAGATCTACAAGTTCGTTTTATCTCTCCAGCTTTCATAACAGAAAACTTTGAGATGGGTTGTCTTATACCACACTTGATACACACCACTCCGTCTTCAATAGGGTCTTCAAGTTTAGGTAAATCTTTAAAAAGAGGATATTGACTCAAGCTTGATACCTCGCAGTCTTGTAGTCCAACTCGCAGACAATCTTGCCATGCCATCCCGTAACTTTGTTCTTTACAACGTTTAGATGCCTTTGTAGATCATCTTCATCCTTTCCCTCTACGGGTGGATTCTTAGCTATCAATATCATCACGTCTGCTTCTGCAGCTTTACCTGTACGACTGCCTTCCATCATGGCTTGATTGAGTAATACTTTACCTTCAGCTTCTGCTGATAACTGTGACATATAGAACATTGCACACCCATGTGCTTTGGCTATCTGCCTTGCATGAATAGCATTCGCTTTGAGTGCTTCGTCTTGTCTTGCAAAGCTACCATGAGAAACGAACTTATCGCCCATATCTAGGACTACAACGTCAGGCTTGTAAGTCTTACATACACTCTCCACCCAATTCATGTCTTTGTTCATAGCATCTTTTATCTTAATATTATTCTTTACAGGCACATATAGTTCTTGTGCTCTTGCCATGTTTTCTTTTATCTGAAACATATTCATTCCCGTGGCCGCAGTCAGATACCTTGAGCCAACTCTGTAGGATGACTCTTCGTTACACAAGACTATGCATAGTGCTCCTTGTCTAGCAAAACCATTCTCACTCGCTATGAGTGATGCGTGAAAGGAAGTCTTTCCAGTATTAGGTCTAGCACCCACTTCTATCAGATGCCCACCATTCACTCCTTCTAGTTTAGACACTAGTGTAGGTATGTTGAACGACCACTTTGTCTCTAAGTCATTCTTGGTAAGCAGACACTCAAGACTTATGTCATCCCATTCTATATTTAGGTTTGGTGTAAAGTCATCTGCGTGATTTTCTAGTATGTTTCTAAGAGGCTCTAGTGAGTTCTTTGTGCCATTGACATACTCAAAGCCTAAGTTAGCCACATCTTCTCCAACAACTTGTCTGAATAACTTGGATAGTATCTCTTGTGAGATATCCTTGCCCATAGGTTGTTCTCTTTTGACAG